CTTGGGGCGATGTCAGCGGATGGGTAGACCCCGCAGCAGGAATGCTTGAGGCGGATAAGGTACGCTATGCCGCTAATGCGACTTACAGCAGTACGTTTACCGATGCGGTACAAGCTGAAATAGATCGTATTAAAGCGTTATAAAAGTTATGAATGATGAGCGTTTTCTTTTAGAAACGGGGTGTAAGTATTCCACGCTTGCTTATGACGAAGAGGTCAAGAAAGGAATCAAGATAGAGTCAAGGCTGACATCGACTACCGCTTATGTGGTCAAGACAAAGACCTTAGATATTATTTGCTTTCGTGGCACACAACAGTTGGGAGATTGGTTGTTTAATATCTCAGCTATTCCTGTGCCTTATGCTGGTCGATTGTGTCATGGAGGATTTGTGGCTGCTCATGCGTCTGTGTGGAGAAAGATAAAGAAGCACATAGATTATGACAAGGACACGTTAATTTGCGGCCACAGTCTTGGTGGCGCTCTTGCTGAGTTGTCAGCAGCAAAGCTTCACAAGAAACACAGTCGTTTGAGTCTAGTTACTTTTGGAAAACCCAATACTTTCTTCAAAGGATTTAAGCGTCCTATGAATTTAGTAAAACAAATTTCCTTGGTTTCTGGAAGCGATCTGGTAGCTAGGATACCTCGTTTGTGCTACGGAGCAAGCATTAGTCAGAAGATGATTTATTTTGCTAATAACGGCAAAGATATAATTAACCCATCGATTGAATTTAAAAAGAAAGACTTCTTGGATAACAAGGGTGAAGCTATATCAGATCATTTTATGCCGGGATACGAGATGCGGTTGTTTAATTTTATTGAGGCCGCGAGTAAAAAGAAACGACAAGCACAAACCTCAACCAAAAGTCGGGCTGCAAAGTCAGAAGACAGACTGACAAAGGAAGAACAGAGAGAGTTAAAGAAAATAATCGGGGAGGATATATATGATTAGGTTAATAACGATATTGGTGTTCATGTTTTTAGGCAGTTGTTCTGTCTCTGAAGATATGATTGCCAATAAAGAACTATATTGTAGCGGAGTATACAAAGGTATACGGGCTGTCGGCAGAGTCACTACAGAAGTAACTACAGGCATTAGAATACCTGACGTATGTGACACGATTGACGAAATCGTAGAGGAAGACGCTGAAAAAAAGTAGCAAACAATCTTGAAGCTTTGCTAAAACTTTGGCTATTTCTCCGAACATAAAGAGGTTACTTAGATGATTGGTGAGATCGCCATAGCGATAAAAGCTTTGGATTCTGCTTTTGTGCTTTGTCAAAGCGCTATTTCCAAGAAGAAAGAAATAGATGATATGGCTGGAGAAGTTGGTAAATTCTTCTCTGCCAAGAAGCGTGTAGAAGATGCGATGGCTAAAGCTGAATCTTCTGGCAATGAAGATTTGCTAGTTGGTTCTGCTCTTGAGGAAGCTATTACAATAGATCAGCAAAAAGAGCGAATGGAAAAGATGATGAAGAAGTTGGGCGATTACTACTCAACGAAAGGACAAACCCATCGCTGGGTTAAGATCAAAGCTGACGCGGTAAGAATACAAAAGAAGAGAGACTTAAAAGCAAAACAAAAAGCTAAACGAAGCGAAGAGGATGAGCTTCTCATTAAGCAGTTAGGGATAATTTTTATTTCTATGATTGGTGCTGTTGCTGCTATTGCAGGAATAGTGTTTTTAATTTTCGGGATTGATACGGAATGAAGTTAAAAGGTCTATTAGGTGCTTTAGCTCCCACTATCGGTAGTTCTATTGGCGGCCCTATGGGCGGCATGGCTATGAAGATGGTGGCTGCTAAGTTAGGCACAAAAGAAGAAGACCCAGTAAAGATAGAAAAATTATTAGAAGACCAGCCCGAAAAAATAGAAAAATTAAAAGAGGCTGAGAATGAGTTTGCAGATCAAATTCGAGCGATGGAGATCGATCTCGAATCTTACAAAACACAAACGGCTGATATACAAGACGCAAGAGATAAATTTGCTCACGATCCTACGCCACGCATTATCGCAGTTCTTTCGATGCTTGGTTTTCTTGGGTATATTTTTCTCGTTACCATTAAGGGCAATACGATGGACGATGCTATTGTTAACCTCGTGCTGGGTTATCTGGGGGGTCTTGTTACTGGGGTTACCAGTTTCTACTTCGGAAGCAGCCACAATGGAAATAAGTAATATGGACAAATTAGTAGAACAACTTAAAAGACATGAAGGTGTAAAAACCAGAGCCTATCAAGACTCGCTTGGTATTTGGCATATTGGTGCTGGCAGAAACATTCACCCTGATGGGCCGAATCAAGGCATGGGTCTAAGTGAAGATGAAATAGATTTCATGTTATCTAACGATATAGTTCGCACCATCAAAGAGTTGAGCGAAGAATACGCTTGGTTTAACGACTTGGAAGATGGAGCTAGGCGTGATGGTATTATTAATATGCACTTCAATCTTGGCAGAGTTCGCTTTGCTAAGTTTAAGAAGGCTATTGCTCACATGGAGGATGGCGATCATGATCGTGCCAGCGCAGAATTTTTGGACAGTTTGTGGGCGAAGCAGGTTAAGGGACGTAGCTTAGAGGTGACAGATATGATCAAGACGAATACTTATGTCTGATCCTTACGTTTTTACTGCTTTTGTTTCTAAAATTATCGATGGAGACACTATTGATGTTACAGACGTTAATCTTGGTTTTGGCATCGTTTATAGGGGTACTGATAACGGTAATATGCGTATACGCCTTTACGGAATTGATACTGAGGAATCTCGCACTAGAGATATGGAGGAAAAGAGATTTGGTATATCGGCGAAAGAATTTAATAAATCGTTCTGTGCGGTAGGCAGTAAAGTTACCTTAAAAACCTACGAAAAAGGCAAATACGGACGTTGGTTGGGTGATATTAAGGTGGGTGGTAAGTGGCTTTGCAAAGAGCTTATTAAAAATCATTATGCAGTTGAATATCACGGACAGTCCAAAGATGATATTAAGGAAGCTCATCTTGCAAATAGAAAGTTAGCAGTCTTGCGAGATGAAACGCCAAACTATTGTCTGATGGCTCCTTCAACTGATACGCAAAAGATGAGAATTCGAGAATGCTAGTTAAGTTTGATTTTAAGCCGGGAATAAATCGAGAGGGAACCCAGTTAACTGCTGGGACTGGTTGGTATGACGGCGACAAAATTAGATTTCGTAAAGGTCGAGCTGAGCAGATAGGTGGATGGCAGAAGTATTCTACTAATACCTTTCTTGGAATATGTCGTTCTTTGCATGACTGGGTTGCTACTGCATCTATAGAATACCTTGGTCTAGGCACTAATTTAAAGTTTTATATAAATCAAGGTGATGCTTATTATGATGTTACTCCTATTAGAGAAACCACAGCGGCTGGTGATGTAACCTTCTCTGCGGTTAACGGCTCTTCAACTATTACTGTAGCGGATGTAAATCATGGAGCGATTGCTAACGATTTTGTTACTTTTAGCGGTGCTGTTTCTCTGGGCGGAAATATTACTGCTGCTGTTCTGAATCAAGAGTATCAGATAGCCACGATTGTAGATGGCAATACTTACACCATAGAAGCAAAAGACACAGCGGGAGCTACCGTTACTGCTAACGCATCAGATACTGGCAACGGTGGAGCGGCTGTTGTTGGTGCTTATCAAATTAATACAGGACTGAACACTTACGTTGCCTCTTCAGGATTTGGAGCGGGTACATGGGGAGCTGGCGGATGGGGCGGCTCTACGGCCATTACTTCAGGTAATCAGCTTAGACTTTATTCGCAAGACACTTTTGGTGATGACCTTATTTTTAACGTCAGGGGTGGCGGAATATACTATTGGGACGAGACAACTGGGACAGGAACTCGTGCAGTTGCTTTGCCTGACAAGGCAGGAGCAGTGGGCGCTCCCATACTTGCCCTGCAAACGATGGTCTCAGAGACTGATCGCCATACAATTTGTTTTGGTTGCAACCCTTTGGGCAGCACTACTCTTGATCCCTTACTGGTAAGGTTTAGCGATCAGGAGAATCCGTTTGATTGGACCCCAACTTCTACTAATACTGCTGGAGGTGTCACGTTAACTGCTGGATCGTTTATTGTAGGTGCGATAAAAACACGGCAAGAAATATTAATATTTACTGACAACAGTATTCATACAATGCGATTCTCAGGAAGTCCTTTTACCTTTCAGTTCGAGGTGGTAAACGAGGGTCTGTCAATGATTTCTCCAAATGCCGCTACTAACGCTGGTGATATGGTCTTCTTTATGGATAGGGGTGGTTTCTACTTTTACAACGGCTCTATTCAAAGATTGACCTGTACAGTTTTAGACTATGTGTTT